ACCGCAGAAGAAGCCGCGTTGGTCAAACGCGAATGGTGGCAGATATGGGATCAGGACAACCCGCCCAGTTGTGAATATATAATCATGTCACTGGATGCTGCAGCCGAGACTCACAACCGTGCGGACTACACAGCACTCACTACGTGGGGCGTGTTTATGAATGAAGAGGTAGATGCGTACAATATAGTGCTGCTAAACAGTATAAAGAAGCGACTAGAGTTTCCAGAGCTAAAAGACATGGCTATGGAAGAGTATATGGAGTGGGAGCCAGACGCATTCATAGTGGAGAAGAAGTCGGCAGGCACGGCGCTGTATCAAGAGATGCGGCGTATGGGTCTACCCGTGTCTGAATACACACCACATAGAGGGTCAGGTGACAAACTGGCACGACTAAACTCAGTAGCAGATATTGTAGCAAGTGGTATATGCTGGGTGCCTCCTACGAGGTGGGCGGAAGAAGTAATTGAAGAAATCGCTGGGTTCCCATTTATGAGCCATGATGACTTGGTTGACTCCACGGTCATGGCGCTCATGCGTTTTAGGCAGGGTGGGTTCATACGCCTACCGACAGATGAGCCTGAAGAACAGCGGTATTTTAAACAACGCAGAGGCGGGTACTACTAATGGCTGTTGATAAAGGATTGTACGCTGCTCCATTAGGCATAGAGCAAGAAAGCGAAACTGGCGCAAGTCTGGAGATAGAGATTGTAGACCCAGAGATGGTAACTCTGGATGACGGCTCTGTAGAGATTACGATTATTCCCGACGCTGACATTGGCGACATGATGCAATTTGGCGACAACATTGCAGAGTTTTTAGAGGATAACGAGCTAAACAAAATATCTAGCGAGCTTATCGGTGCAGTGGATGCCGATACGCACAGCCGCAAGGATTGGGCTGATAGCTTTGTCAGGGGGTTGGACGTTCTTGGTTTTAAGTACGAAGAGCGTAACGAGCCGTGGGAAGGCGCGTGTGGTGTGTACTCCACAGTCCTTGCTGAAGCAGCTATACGCTTTCAAGCAGAAACCATGTCTGAGACTTTTCCCGCCGCTGGCCCTGTACGTGTAAAGATCCTTGGTGAAGAAACTAAAGACAAGGATGAGGCTGCACAGCGCGTAAAAGCCGATATGAACTACGAACTCACCGAGCGCATGGTGGAGTACAGACCCGAGCATGAGCGCCTGTTATACAGCCTTGGCTTGGCTGGTAGTGCGTTCAAAAAAGTTTATTTTGATCCGAACATAGGTAGGCAGGTTGCATTGTACATACCCGCCGAAGATGTAGTTGTGCCATACGGCGCGTCTAATATAGAGAGTGCTGAACGTGTTACGCACATCATGCGTAAGACTAAGAACGAGCTTAAGAAGTTACAAGTGTCTGGGTTTTACAGAGATGTAGATCTAGGAAGCCCACAGCCTTACCACACTGACATAGAAGAGCGTAAGGCTGAAGAAGGTGGCTACTCTATAACAGACGATAATAGGTACGCGGTCTACGAGATACACGCTGACATCATTATAGAAGGTGTCGATGAAGAAGATGGCGACGAGAAAGACCAAATAGCAAAGCCTTACGTCGTAACTATTGAGCGTGGAACAGGTGAAATATTAGCGATACGTCGTAACTGGAACGAAGAAGATCCCCTGATGCTCAAGCGTCAACACTTCGTACACTATGCATACGTGCCCGGATTTGGCTTTTACGGGCTAGGTTTGATTCACATAATAGGGGGGTACGCTAAAGCGGGCACCTCCATCATACGGCAGCTTGTGGACGCTGGTACGTTATCTAATCTGCCCGGAGGTCTAAAGTCTCGCGGGTTACGTATAAAGGGTGATGATGTACCGATAGAGCCGGGGGAGTTTAAGGATGTAGATGTGCCGTCTGGCAGCATCCGTGACAACATAATGCCGCTCCCATACAAGGAGCCGAGCCAGACCCTACTACAACTACTAGATAAGATCACTCAGGAAGGTCGTAGGCTGGGTGCCATAAGTGACATGAACATTTCGGACATGTCAGCAAACGCCCCTGTGGGGACAACTCTGGCCCTTCTAGAGCGTACTCTAAAACCGATGGCTGCAGTTCAAGCCCGCGTTCACTACGCTATGAAGCAGGAGTTTAAGCTGCTTAAAGCGATAATGGCTGAGTATGCTCCAGCGGAGTACGGGTACGAGCCGATACGCGGAGAGATAACCGCTCGTCAGATGGACTATATGATGGTGGACGTGATCCCTGTCAGTGATCCTAATAGCTCTACGATGGCTCAGCGAGTGGTTCAGTATCAAGCTGTGTTACAAATGTCGCAGTCTGCACCGCAGATATACGACCTGCCGCAGTTACATAGGCAGATGATCGAAGTGCTGGGCGTGAAGAACGCAGACAAGTTAGTGCCGACAGAGGATGATGCCAAACCTGTTGATCCTATAAGTGAGAATATGAACGCATTGAATGGTAAACCGTTGAAAGCATTTATATACCAAGATCACGAAGCGCATATCGCGGCACATACAGCTTTTATGAAAGATCCAATGATCGCTCAAATGTTAGGGCAGAACCCACAGGCACAGAGAATCATGGCGTCGCTACAAGCACACATCGCAGAACACACAGCCTTCTTATATCGCAAGCAGATGGAAGAGAAGTTGGGCGCACCGCTACCTGCACCGAACGCAGAACTGTCAGAAGAAGTAGAGTTGAATCTAGCTCGTTTGGCAGCACAAGCAGGACAGCAGATCACACAGGCGCGTCAACAGCAGGCTGCACAACAGCAAGCGCAGCAGCAAGCGCAAGACCCGCTAATGCAGTTAAAGCAAGCAGAACTGCAGGTCAAACAACAAGAAGTGCAGCGTAAGATGCAGAAAGATCAGACCGACGCACAGTTGCAAGCCGCTGAATTACAAAGAAAAACTCAGAAAGATCAAGCAGATGCGATGATCGACGCAGAACAGTTGAAGATAGAACAACAAGAGATGCAAATAGACGCTAGAAAGGCTGGAGTCAAGATGGCCGCAGAGCGCCGTAGGGACAACGCCAAGTCAGATCTAGACACACTAAAGGCTATACAGGAAAGCCGAAACAAGGATAGATAGTGGCTAAAACCGTCATAGACGTGCTTAAAGAAAGGATCGAGGCTGAAAGAGCCTCTGCAATAGAGTTCATTGCTACGGGAGGGGCTAAAGACTTCTCCGCGTACAAAGAAGCGACAGGGTTGATTCGGGGTCACGACACCTGTTTGCAGCACATAGAAGACCTCTTGCGAAACTTGGAGTACGAAGATGAGTGATGTTGCACAAGCAACTGTTACTGAAGACGAGTTTGAAGCGCAGATACCCGTGCCTGTGGGGTATAGAGTGCTGATTGCTATGCCGCATGTTGAAGAGACATTTGATGGCACTGACCTACTAAAATCTGTAACCACAAAGAACCACGAACAAGTCATGTCGATTATCGGACTTGTGCTGGATATGGGCGAACAAGCCTATTCTGACACAGACCGATTCCCCACTGGCCCGTGGTGTAAGCAAGGGGACTACGTAATGTTCCGTGCTAATACAGGGACTAGGTTCTCAATAGATGGTAATGAATATCGTTTGATGAACGACGATTCTATTGAAGCTGTTGTGCCAGATCCCCGTGGTATAGAAAGAGTATAGGGAGTAGGTTATGCCATTTCAAAAAGTAGAGTACGAGTTTCCTGAAGATGATAGTGTCGATTCCACTGATATAGAAGTGGAGAGTTCCGATGCAGTGGAGATCGACTTGTCAGGAAAAAAGACCGCCGACGACTATGCAGATACTTCTAGTAAACCTGAAGTGGAGACTGCAGAGGCAGAAGAAGATATTGAAGTCGAAGTTGTCGATGATACCCCAAAAGCTGATAGGAACCGTAAGCCCTCTGAGCCACCGGCTGATGTTACGGACGAAGAGTTGGAGAACTACTCTGACAAGGTTCGTAAACGCATTCAACATTTTAGCAAGGGATACCACGACGAACGACGTGCAAAAGAGGCAGCCCAAAGAGAGCGAACGGAGCTAGAGAAGCTGACGCAACGGCTTGTTGATGAAAACAAAGAGCTGAAAGGCACAGTCAATAAGAACCAAGAGCTTCTATTAGAACAAGCTAAGAAAAATACAGAGGCTGAGCTAGCCGCTGCAAAGAAAGCGTATGCAGAGGCTTATGAGGCTGGCGACACAGAGCGCGTTGTAGACGCACAAGAAGCGCTAACTAATGCGAAAATACGCTCTGATAAGCTAGATAACTTTGAAGTAGAGCCTTTACAAGAAGAAGAAACTTCGGTACAAGTCACTCCAGAACCTCTTGATGAACGAGCCGCAAAATGGGTACAGGACAATCCTTGGTTTGTGCAAGACATAGGTATGCGACAGGTCGCCCTAACCGTTCACGACAGGTTAATAAAATCTGGGGTTAGTCCCCAATCGGATGAATACTACGAGACGATTGATGCTCGTATGCGAAAAGTATTTCCCGAGGAGTTCAATGACTCCGTGGAAGAAGTTTTTGAGGAGGAGAGACCAAAACGACAGTCAAATGTAGTTGCCCCCGCCACGCGGAGCACCGGCCCTAGAAAGGTCACATTAAACGCAACACAGATGGCTTTAACAAAACGTCTAGGTATAACTCCACAAGAATACGCCAAACAAATGGCTGCACTAGAAAGAGGAAATTGATAATGGCTGAGAACAGAATCAAGAGAGATAACGACACGCGCGAAACCAAGTCTCGCAAGAGACATTGGGTAAAGCCTGAAGTTCTACCTCAAGTTGAAGTCGAAGCAGGCTATACAACACGCTGGGTACGTCTTTCTACTCTGGGAATAACAGACGCTAGCAATGTCTCCTCTAAACTACGTGAAGGTTGGGAGCCGATAAAAGCAGAAGATCATCCAGAAATATTGTCTGACCATAACGAAAGGTTTGAAGGCAATATTACTCAGGGCGGGCTGTTGCTTTGTAAAGCTCCAATAGAAATGGTTGAGGAACGTAATGAACATTACGAAACTCAAGCTAGGCAGCAGATGCAATCTGTAGACAACAACTTCATGCGCGAAAATGACCCTCGTATGCCTTTATTCAACGAGCGCAGTACAAAAGTTACCAATTTTGGTAAAGGAACTTAATTTTTGTTAAGAGGTTAACATGGCTTATCCAACAGTAGCGGCCCCCTATGGGCTAAGGCCAGTAAAGCTACTTAGTGGTGTTCCATACGTAGGTACTACCCGTCAGTACAGCATAGCCAGTGGCTATGGGACGGATATTTTCTACGGGGACGCTGTTAAGCTAGTCACTGGTGGCACTGTCGAGCGTGATACGTTTGATGCTGCCATGACTCCAATCGGAGTCTTCATGGGTGTGACTTACACCGACCCAAGCACTTCACAAGTGACTTTCCGACAAAACTATCCAGCTAGCACTGCCGCTTCAGATATTAAAGCGTATGTGTGTGATGCTACGGACGTATTGTTCAAGGTCGCGGTTGTATCTTCTGGTACAACGATTGGTGACTTGGCTATCACTGATATTGGCGCAAATGTTGCTGGAGTAGACAACACCGGAAGTACCATAACAGGTAATTCTGCAAGTGCTATTTCAGACACGTCTGCTACCACAGCTACACTTCCTTTCCGCATCGTTGAGTTGGTTGAAGAAACCAAGAACTCTTCTGGTGGATTTACTGAAGCGTATGTTAAGTGGAATGCAGGCCATGCGTTCGATAACACCACTGGCATTTAAGGAGTAGAGTAAAATGGCTATTTCAAGAGCGCAATTACTTAAAGAACTCCTGCCGGGGCTGAACGCTTTATTTGGCATGGAGTACGCTAAGTACGAAAATGAGCACACAGAAATTTTTGAGCAAGAAACTTCTGATCGTTCGTTTGAAGAAGAAACCAAGTTGTCAGGTTTCTCCGCTGCACCCGTCAAGGACGAAGGTGCCGCGATTGAGTATGACAACGCACAGGAAGCATTCACTGCTCGTTATACGCACGAGACCGTGGCTATGGGCTTTTCGATCACTGAGGAAGCAATCGAAGATAATCTCTACGATTCGCTCTCTGCACGTTATACGAAGGCTCTGGCACGCGCTATGGCGTACACCAAGCAGGTGAAAGGTGCTGCAATCCTCAACAATGCGTTTGCTTCAGGCACTACTTACGGTGACGGCAAGACGCTTTGTGCAACAGATCACCCGCTAGTTTCTGGTGGAACCAACTCAAACAGACCTTCAACTGGTGCTGACTTGAACGAGACTTCTTTGGAAGCCGCTGTAATTCAGATCGCTGGTTGGACTGATGAGCGTGGACTGTTGATTGCTTCACGACCTGTTAAGTTGGTCGTACCAACTAACCTCCAATTTGTAGCAACTCGTTTGCTAGAGACGGAAGGTAGAACTGGCACGGCGGATAATGACTTGAACGCAATTCGTAACAATGGCTCTATATCGGGCGGTTACACGATCAATCATTACCTGACCGACACGGATGCGTGGTTCTTGACCACTGACATTCCAAATGGCTTGAAGCACTTTGTCCGTGCTCCGATGGCTACATCTATGGATGCAGACTTCGATACGGGCAACTCGCGATATAAAGCCCGTGAGCGCTACTCTTTTGGCGTATCCGACCCACTTGGGATTTTCGGATCACCCGGAGCGTAAAACGCTACACAAAGAAGGGGGCACTTGTTGCCCCTTTTCTTTTTCTACTGTATAAAACTCTTATCCCTGACAGGCGCATCCCGTGCCTGACCTAGCCACGACAGGAGATGACAATGGCTAACACTACGTTTAACGGCCCCGTCCGTTCGGAAAACGGTTTTCAAGCAATCACAAAAGACAGCAGCATTGGTGGCGTAACAAGCACCATGACCCTGCAAACCTACACCACGACTATCACTGTCGCTAATGGTGATACCACAGGTAAAGAAGGATCTATTGGAATCCCAGTAAACTTCATCCCTATGGGCGTAACTGTAGCTGTGACAACTGCTGCGGCTAACTCTGTTACTTTGAATGACATTGGTACGGATGCAGACACTGATGGGTTTGTAGACGGTATTTCTGCTGCTATAAACAGCACTGGTTTTAAGGGCTTTTTCCCTTGTAACGGTGTTCTTGGTATGTCTGGTGGAACCACCACT